TTGGTTACTAAAATGCACAGGAAAGAGGTATCGTTATGCTTCGTAAAATAAAATTATATGGAGAGCTTGCAAAGTTTGTAGGACATAAGGAATTTGAAATAAAAGCAGACACATTAGCTCATGCTGTTAGTTTTTTAATTAATAATTTTGAAGGTATTGAAAAATATATGAGTCCTAAACATTATCAAATAAAAGTCGGTAACTATGCCGTTGACGAATCAGAACTATGTCATCCCATTGGACGAGAAGATATACATTTTATTCCTGTTATTATTGGTGCTGGTAGAGGTTTAGGGAAAATACTTTTAGGTGCAACACTAATAGGTTTTGCTCTTTTAGCACCTGGAGCTAGTTTAGGAATGTCGGGATTTACTGCAAATACAGTTATTCCTTTTGCTGGACCTACTCTAGGTGCTACTTTAACTGCATTCGCAGGAAATATAGGTATAGCTTTAGTTCTCACTGGAGTATCTGAAATGCTTACTCCATTGCCTAAATCAAGTGACTTTGACTCAGCAGAAGATCCTAGATTATCATTTAGTTTTAATGGGCTACAAAATACATCAAGGGCTGGTACACCCGTTCCAATAGTTTACGGAGAAATCTTTACTGGATCGGTTGTAATCAGTGCTTCCGTAGATACTGAACAGGTACAGGCATGAGTGATACGAAACGTATTATTAGAGGTGCAAAAGGTGGAAATCCAACACCTCCATCGCCAACTAGAGATCCTGATAATCTTCATAGTAGACAGTATGCTACTTTTTTAGATTTAATATCAGAGGGAGAAATAGAGGGTTTTGCTACTGCTTCAAAAGAAGGCAGAACAAAAGGCACAACTGTATATAATAATGCGGCATTAAAAGATGTATTTTTAAATGATACTCCTGTTATTAGAGCTTCAGCAGATTCTACTGATATTCAAGATGTAGATAGAAACTTTCAAAATGTAACTTTCAATCCTAGATTTGGTACGGATAGTCAAACTGCTATACCAAATATAGATAGCAGTGTATCTACAACAAGTGTTGGTGTCACAGTAACTAAAGATGTTCCTGTCACTCGACAGATTACGAATACGAATGTTGATAAGGTAAGAGTAACAATTACTTTTCCTCAATTACAAAGAGCAACTGACGATGGAGACTTACTAGGTACTTCTGTTCAATTAAAAATAGCTGTTCAATATAATTCTGGAGGTTTTACCGATTTAGCCATAGGAAGTAACGGAGAAACAACAGATACAATTACGGGTAGAAGTGGAGATGCGTACCAAAGAGATTACGGGGTGCAAATAACGGGTGCATTTCCAGTGGATATTAGAGTTAG